CTTGGTTAGAAAAAAAAGATCAAACATATTTAACAGAATATGTAGGAAGATTAACGGGTCCAGAAGGAGATTTAACTGGACAAGACGTTACAGGATTTCCTAAGTATTATGCAATGTTTGGCGGTGCTACAGGTCTTACAGATACGACATCTGGAGGAATGTATTTTGCCCCTACACCAGACGCAAATTATAAATACAGAGTATATTACAACAAAATGCCAGTAGGACTTGGTACAGGTAGTGGGGGTAATTCTCATACTTACCTTAGTAATTATATGCCACAAATCTTATTATATGCTTGCTTGGTAGAAGCATATGGATTCTTAAAAGGTCCAATGGATATGTTGACATTATATGAAAATAAATATAAAACAGGCATACAACAGTTTGCTGGAATGCAAATTGGGAGAAGAAGACGAGATGACTACACTGACGGAACTGTTAGAATACAAGTCAAGTCACCTTCACCATAAAAAAATTAGGAGATAAATATTATGACGATAGCCTCAGCAGTTTGTTCAAGTTTTAAAAAAGAATTATTACAAGGTTACCACGATTTTGATGCTAACGGATCAGGTGGGGATACTTTTAAACTTGCTTTATATACAAGTAGCGCAACTTTAAATGCAACCACTACAGTTTATTCAACTAACCCAGGTGGTGGATCAAATACTGAAGTAGCAAACGGTAATGGATACACAACAGCAGGAGCCACTCTTGTAAATACTGGCGTAGGTTTAACTTCTACTACTGCATTCACAGATTTTACTGATGTGTCTTTTACATCAGCATCTTTTACAGCGAACGGTTGTTTAATTTATAATACACAAGCTAACGGTGGTTCAGGTACTACAAACGCTGTATGTGTTGTAGCTTTTGGTGGAGACAAAACTGTTTCTTCAGGAACTTTTACAATTCAATTTCCAACTAACGATTCATCATCAGCTATTCTGAGACTAACAGCATAGGGGGTAAATCCTTATGTCCTTAATCAGAACATTTACAGTAACAGTTGCTAACCCTGGTGCTGGTAACAGATATTATATAGATGGAGTTTTACAAGAAACTGTAACTCTTGCAGAAGGTTACACTTATAGATTTGATGTTTCTGATAGTTCGATGGGTTCTCACCCATTTAAATTTTCTACAACAAGCAATGGGACACACAACGGCGGTTCTGAATACACAACAGGAGTAACAACTTCTGGAACAACAGGTCAAACAGATGCTTATGTTCAAATAGCTGTAGCAGCTAGCGCACCACAACTTTATTATTATTGTCAATATCACTCAGGAATGGGTGGATCAGCAAACACAGAACCATCAGACACTTGGGGACTTTTACAATGGAGTCAAAACTCTTGGGGTAGTCAGGATGAAAATATAATTTCTTTAACAGGTGTTTCTTTTTCTTCGGAAATAGGCACAGTAATATCTGGATCCGACGAAGGATGGGGTGCTGATGCATGGGGTGATAATAACTGGGGAGAAAATGCTATAAATGTTTCTATTGACGGTTTGTCAATGTCAGCTGCTCTTGGGCCAGAAGGTTGGGGAGTAAACTCATTTGGTAATGGACAATGGGGTGACCCATTTGTATTTGATGTTGCAAGTATAATTGGAATAACTGGTCAAACTTTATCTGCTGATGTAGGTGATCTTACAATTAGTAGAATTGATATGGTATTTAGTATTTCTGCACCTGGAGCAATTGGTACAGGTATAGGTACTTTAGGAATAAATAACGGATCAGATCATACACAAGGTTTAGCAAGTTTAACAGCAGGGTCTGCAGTAGGTTCTATTTCTCCTGCGGATGTAATGGGATTAACAGGACAAGTTATTAAAAGTGAAGTTAATGCTGCCGGAGTAAATACCGGTGACACTACTGCATTTACTTTAGCTAGTGTAACAATGAGTGCAGAAGTAGGTTCTATATCTCCTGCCGATGTAGTAGGTATAACAGGTATAACTTTTGCAGCAGATGAAGGTGCAATAAGCCCAACAAATATGACTGTAGGATTGACAGGACAAGATATTACTGTTAATTTAAACACTGTAGGTTTTGGAACAATTGGATATCAAGATGTTGACATAACAGGTAATACATCATATACAGACGTTAACCACGCAGCTTAATAGGAGAACAAAATTATGGCATCAACATTCACAGACCTTGGCCTAGAGCTAATGGCAACCGGCGAAAATGCTGGTACTTGGGGAACAAAAACAAACGCAAATTTAAGTCTTGTAGAACAACTTACAGGTGGTGTTAATTCTCAAGCTGTAACTGATTCAGGAACACCAACAGCTTTGACAATAGCAGATGGTGCTTTAACAGGTACTGCTCAACACAGAGTTATAGAATTAACAGGATCAATAACTGGAAACAGAATTGTAACATGGCCCCTTCTTACAGAAAATATTTACATTATTAAAAATGGTACATCAGGTGCTTACACAGTACAACTAAAAGCAGTATCAGGTTCAGGAGCCACAGTTACTTTTGGAGCAACTGACAAAGGATACAAACTTATTTATCTTGATGGTGTTGCAACAAACACAGGTGTCTATGATGCAGCTTTATCTCCAGCAGGTACAGTAACAGAAACTGGAACACAAACTTTAACAAACAAAACTTTAACATCACCTAAAATTGGTACTTCAATTTTAGATACTAATGGAAACGAATTATTTAAACTAACTGCAACAGGTTCAGCGGTTAATGAATTGACTTATAATAATGCATCTACAGGAAACAAACCAACATTTACTGCATCTGGTGGTGATACTAATATTGGTGTATCAATACAGCCAAAAGGTACTGGAACAGTAACACTAGACAATTTAACTTTTCCTGCAGCAGATGGTTCAGCTAATCAAGTATTAACAACTAATGGTTCAGGGGTGTTATCTTTTGTAGATAATATTGGTGGCGCAGATTGGCAATCAGTACAGACTTCTACACCTTTTACTGCAGTTGCAGGAAATGGATATTTTATTAATACTACAAGTGGTGCAATAGAAATGGATTTACCCGCAGGAAATATTGGTGATGAAGTATCTTTTATTGATTACGCAGGAACATTTGATTCTAACGCATTAACAATTGATCCAAACGGTTCAGAAAAAATTGCAGGATCAACAGACGCATTAACAGTATCAACAGAAAGAGCCGCTAACACTTTAGTTTATACAGATGGAACTCAAGGTTGGCTCTTAAAAACTAATTAAGGAGTTATATGAGTTTATATAGATCTATTAGAGGACAGGCAATTAGGGCTTATGCAGGCAATCCAGCTAATCCTATCACTGGACAACTTTGGTATAATACAGTTACAAAAAAATTAATGGGTAGAAATAATTCAGGTACTATAACAATCACAGTAGCTTAAAATTATGACAACTTATAAAGATTTATCTGGAAAATTTGTAAGGTCAGTAGGAAGTGACCCTTCTGCAGCAGTAGGTGAAGGAGAAATTTGGTATAACACAAGTAGTAATACTTTTAAAACAAGTATTGATGTATTTGCTTGGTCTAGTGGTGGAGCTATGAATACTGCTAGAAGACAAGTTGGAGGATTCGGACATACACAAAATACAGGAGTATGTTTTTGTGGACAAAACCCTCCTGCATTATCACTTACAGAAGAATACGATGGTAGTAGTTGGTCCGAAGTAAATAACTCTCCTCAAGGAAGAATAAAACCTTTTGGTAATGGATCATTAACAGCTGCACTAATTGGAGGTGGTGAATCAGGACCTTCTTCTCTTAACACTGCAGTAGAATACGATGGGACTAATTGGGCTGGTGGAACAACTATTCCACAAAATGTAAATGGTGGTACTGGTGTTGGAACACAAACTTCAACATTATTGTGTGTAGGTTCTCCTTCACCCAATACAGCAGTTCTTTATTACGATGGTTCTTCTTGGACAGCAGGACCTGCAGCAACACCAGTAAACGTGCCTAGTTCTTCAGGGTGTGGAACAAGTCAAACATCAGCATTAATTTTTGGTACTGCAGCCACTACTGCAGATACTAGAACTTTTGAATGGGACGGTTCTTCTTGGACAGCAGGAGGCGCTTTAAACACAGGTAGAAATAATGGAGCATCATCATCAGGTAGTCCAGCAACAGATGCGTTATATTTTGCTGGTGTTACTCCATCAGTCACAAATGCAACTGAAAAATACGATGGAACATCTTGGGCAACACAACCTAGTATGGCTCAAGCCAGAAGAGGTATAGGAGGAGCAGGAACATCAGGTTCAGCTCTAGCATTTGGTGGATATAATGGATCAGATCTTGCATCAACAGAAGAATTTTCAGGTACGAAAACAGTAAAAACATTATCATCTAGTTGATAATGAAACAAATTAAGAGTATAAGATTAAGATAGGAGTAAACATTATGGCATTATTTATTTACGGAACAGCTACAAACACTGGGAAAGGTTTTTTTACCTACCAGGACAGACAAGATTTTTTTCTTTCAAATTATCCTGCAAATATATGGGTAATTGGTAACAATGAAAAAGGTGCTATATGGTTAGCATCAAAAAATGGTGTAGAGAAAACAAAAGCAGAAGCACAAGCTTTAGTAGATGCGGAAGTTACTGCAAAACAAACTGAATGGGATGCTTTATCGGATGCTGAAAAACTTAAAGACGCTAGACCAACTCAAGTAACACTACCTTAGGGAATTTATAATGTCTACTTATGCTTCACTAAAAGGATTAAAAGTTAGATTCTTACCAGAAGATCCTTCTACTGCACAAAATTCGCAAGTTTGGTATAATTCAGCTTCATCTGAATTAAAAGTAGGACAAGTTCAAAAACCAGCAGCTTGGGCTGCAGCAGCTAATCTACCTTCAACAAGAGGAGCTGTTGGATCTGGCGGTGGTGCTCAAAATTCAGGACTTGCTATTGGTGGACAAGGTCCCGGTAGTCTTAACAACACAGAAGAATATAATGGTTCAGGTTGGACTGCAGGTGGAAACTATCCAACTGCTCAACCTTACATAGGAAGTGGTGGACCACAAACAGCAGCTTTAGCTTGCGGTGGTGGTGGTTATCCTAGTCAAACAAATACTTATGATGGTTCATCGTGGACATCTCGACCAGCTATGCCGGTAGGTATGGAAGCAGGCCAATATACAGGAACATCTGCATCAGGACTTAATATGTTTGGCGGCACACCTTCAGGTTACCCAGCAGACACTATAGAATGGGGTGGTTCATCATGGACTGCAGGGACTGCTACACCTAGTTCTGGAAACTATGGATGTAATGCTACAGGACCACAAACAGCAGCTTTTAAAGCAGGAGGAAATTCTCCGACTACAAATGAAACACTTAATTACGATGGCACTAACTGGACTGCACAAGGAAATTTACCAGCTGCTAGTTACAATGCATGTGGTAGTAATATTGGAAGTCAAACGGCAGGAATGTATTTTGGTGGAGGTAATCCGGGAACAGGAAACACAACTCTTTTATACGATGGTAGTTCATGGACTACTAGTGCTACAGTTCCATTAACTTATACAAACAAAGGTTCTACTTGGGGACCACAAGTTGAAGCTGCAGTAGCAGGTGGAACAGCAAGTACTCAAAGAAATGAAACATCAGAATACTCTTTACCTTTAGCGGAAGGTACTATTACAACAAGTTAAAGTTGACATATAATTTTTACCAGTTATATTAAATCTATTCAATGAAAGGAATCAAATGACAATAGAAAAAAGAAATATACATGCGTTAATAGAAAAAGAAGCCCCTAGCTTAAATAATTTATTAGATCCAAACGACGTAAAAGAATTTAAAGAAATGACAAGTGAGCTTAGAGACACTTGGACTAAGAAACAGGTGTATAGAACTGAGACAGAAATGAGAATGTCTGTTTTACAAGATGCAAAATATCCTACAAACGCTGCAAAATATTGGCAGTGTGTTAGAGAACAAAATAGTTTTTTAGAAAGTTTAATGCAACTATCTTTTGATTGTAGACGTAATGAAGTTAAATTAAAAAAGTTACAAGAAAAATTACTTAAAGAAGAAGACTCTTTAAAAAAAGAATTACTTCAAATAGATATAGATGAAAAGACTTATTCAGTTGCTAATATGCAACTAATAGCTAAAGATAGAATGAGAGAAATTAAATTATGGTCGGTTCTTAAAAAAGAATATAACGATGGTTCGTTTGATGACAAAGATGTTAACAGACACCAACTAGATTCTTACCATTTAATAATGAAAAATAAAGCAGAGACCTTAACACCTGGTTCATCACAGCCAGAAGTGTTTAATGTATTAGGACAATTACAAACTATAGAGAGAGTTAAAAAATCAGGAGAAATGATTTATAACAAGAAAGAACAGTTGACTAATGATCTTGGAGAAACAAAAAAATAATACTAAAGTAGTTATATTAGGTCAAACAGTACTAAAGTATCAAGTACCTTTTGATGTTTATAATGCTATTAATAATATTTACGAAGATAAATATCCAATTTTACCTAAAGCCAATAAACAATTAATTGGTAAAATTGAAAAAGAACATTCTTTATACTATCAAGGAGACAACAAAGATATTATGCAACATCATAATTTGTTAACTCATGATGTTCTTAATTGGTTTGAAAATACTTTTAAACATTATTTAGAATTTAATCGTATTACATATCAAAAAAAAAAATTAAACTCTGTTTGGATTAATCAAATGTTTGAGAATGAATATAATCCAGTGCACGTACACCAGGGTTCTTTGTACACAGGTTTATCTTCTGTAATGATTTTAAAAGTACCAGAATCTTTTGGTGTAGAGTACTCTTCTAAAGATGAACCTCAAAACGGAAAACTACAAATAATGGGTGCTGCTGCAGGGCAATTTTCAAATACGGATTACTGTCCAGAAATTAAAGAAAGAGATTTTTTTATATTTCCTTATGATGTTAGACACTGTGTTTATCCTTTTAATGGTCCAGGGTATAGAAGAACATTATCAGCTAATTGTGATGTAGCACATAACCCAATACAGAACAGGGCAAGATTTTAATGTACGAAAACACTATAATAAAAGAACCAAAATGGAAAAGTTGGATTATAAAAACAAATACTCCTTTGTTTACACCAGATCAATGTAGACAAATTATTAAATCTGGTAGAGAACAAAAACCACAACAAGCTGGAGTAGGGATGGATAGACCCGACGGAAGTGTAGATACTAAAAAAAGAACAACTACAATTAGTTGGATTCCGTTTGATACAATGAAACCTATGTATCAAGATTTAAATAACTTTATTCAAGCCGCTAATCTAAATCATTTTGGCTTTGATGATATAAGAATTACAGAACCAGCACAGTTTACTGAATACCCTGTAGGTGGTTTTTATGATTGGCATATGGATTGTGATGTAAGCATGGGGCATGAACCTCCGGTAAGAAAAATATCAATGACATTATTATTAAATGACTCATCAGAATTTGAAGGTGGTGATTTAGAACTAATGTCACCAGGAAAAATTGCACCACTTAAACAAGGACATGCTATTTGTTTTGCATCTTTTTTAAATCATAGGGTACAACCTGTAACTAGAGGTATGAGACAATCTTTAGTTGTTTGGTTTGGTGGTAAACCTTTTAGATGATTTCTTGTGTAGACAATATTTTTGAAGACCCTAAGGAAATAATAAAATTTGCTAATACTTTAACATACACTGATATTGGAAATACAAGAGGAGTAAGGTCTAAACACTTAAACGAAATTAATCAAGAATTATTTAATTTTATAAATACAAAAATACTAAATTGTTTTTATCCAGGTTCTTTTTATAAATTTTTTGCTAAAAGTTTTTTTCAAAAAAATGAATATGATATTAACGATGGTTGGGTCCATAGTGATAACGGGTTAATTACTGCTGTTATATATTTAACAGAAGGTGGAACAGCCGGAACATCTATCTACGAACAAAAAGATGAACACCAATTAATTGAACCCCAAGATAAAAAACATGATTATTTTAATAATCATAAAAATTATTCAATTACAGAAAAACAAGAAATTCAAAAATTAAAATTAAAAAATAATTCTTTGTTTAACAAAACAGTTTCTTTTACAGGAAGATTTAATAGATTAATTGCATTTAATTCAAGGATATGGCACGCTGCAGAATTACAAAAACCTAGCGAAAACCGTATGACTCTTATTTCATTTATAGAAAAAATTAAAAAACATAATGATTAGAGAAGAATTTTTTCCTACAAATGTTTACGGCAAAGATATAAAATTAAATAATCATGAACTAGCACAAAATATATTTAATTGGTCTGCTCAAGATCCAGGTGTAAATAAAACAAATGTTAAAAGTTGGCACTCAACAACAGACATGGCATCAAAACCAGAGTATCATCCCTTAGTCGACGAACTAATGATTATGTGTAAAGATGTATTTAAAGAAGAATGGTTAGATAGAGAACCAGTACTTGGTAATATGTGGGCTAATATAAATCCTAAAGGAGGATCAAACCAACCGCACATACATCCAAACTCATTATTTTCAGGTGTGTATTATGTTAAGTCAAACCCACAGGCTGGAAGACTTAAAATATATGACCCAAGACCAGGAGTACAAATAGTAATGCCAAATCGAAAAGAAGGTAAACCCCCTAAACATTTATGGAGAGATGTAAAACTAGACCCTATTCCAGGACGTATTATAATGTTTCCAGCTTGGTTATGGCATAGTGTTGAATTTAATCAATCAGATGATATAAGGATATCAATAAGTTTTAATTTTATACAGCATGGCTTTTAATAAATATCAAATAATAAAAGGTGCACTTAGCTATGAGCTAGCTAATTTTGTGTTTAACTATTTTCTTCTTAAACGAGATGCAGTTAAATTTATGTATGATAACAATACAACTTATGATAATGGCATGTTAGGTACATGGGGAGACCCACAAATTCCAAACACTTATTCACATTATTCAGATCCTGTAATGGAAACTTTACTTGTTAAAGTATTACCAGTCATGTCTCAGGAAACGGGATTAGATTTAATACCTACTTACTCTTATGCAAGAGCTTATAAAAAAGGTGATGAGCTTAGAAGACATAAAGACAGACCTAGTTGTGAGATTTCTACAACTATTCACTTAGGCGGAGACCCATGGCCAATCTTTATAGATGGCACAGGTGCTGATAATGTTATTGATGAACGTAAGAATATAGTTAAACCCAACGCTCCAGCAGGCACAAAAGTCCTGCTTGAAGTTGGAGATATGTTAGTATATAGTGGCTGTGAACTTGAACATTGGCGAGAGCCTTTTGACGGTAACATTTGCGGTCAAGTATTTTTACACTATAATCATGTAAATGGCCCATTTGCTGAAAACAATAGATTTGATAAACGGCCTATGTTAGGTCTACCATCATTTTGTAAAATAGTATAAAAATGGAGTTTTATGTTACAGAAATTAGGCTTTGTCCCCGGATACAACAAACAAGTTACTGAATTAGGTGCTGAAGGACAGTGGTTTGATGGTAACAATGTTAGGTTTAGATACGGTTCACCAGAAAAATTAGGTGGCTGGGATCAATTAGGTGAAGATAAATTAACAGGAGCCGGTAGGGCTTTACATCATTGGGACAATAATTCAGGAACTAAGTACGCAGCAATAGGTACAAACAGAATGTTGTATGCTTATTCTGGAGGAACGTTTTATGATATTACTCCAATAAGAGTAAGTATAGCAAACGTTATTTTTTCAAGTGCAAGTGGCACTCCAACAGTTACAGTTACATTTCCATCTTCACACGGAATGGAAGAAAATGATATTATATTATTTGACGGTGTAAGTGGGGTTACTGCGGTAGGATCTACTTTTAACGACGCTTCTTTTGAAGATAAAAAATTTATGGCAACTTCAGTGCCAACATCTACATCAATTACAATTACAATGGCAAGTAATGAAACAGGAACTCAATTAAATAATTCTGGAGATGCTACAGGCAAACCTTTTTATCATGTCGGTCCATCTCAACAACTAGGTGGATTTGGTTGGGGTACAGCAAACTTTGGTGGAACTGCCTCTGGTATTGCAACTACAACTTTAACAACTGCTTTAACAGATACAATCACAACTAACATTGTTATTGCAAACTCAACAGCTTTTCCTGATTCTGGAGAAATTAGAATTGGTACAGAAGATATTAGTTATACAAACAATGACCAGGCAACAGGGACCTTAAGTGGAGGAGCCCGAGGTGTTAATGGTACCACTAAAGCTACACATAGTGCAGGAGCTACGGTAAGTAATATTTCAGCTTTTGTTGCATGGGGTGAGTCTTCTACGGATGATGTAACACTTAACCCTGGCTTATGGGTATTAGATAATTTTGGTACAAAATTAATTGCACTTATTTATAATGGCGAATGTTTTGAGTGGGATGCACAACCTACAAATGCTACATCAGTTAGAGCTACATTGCTAGCCAATGCTCCTACAGCATCTAGACACGTATTGGTATCTACACCGGATAGACACTTAGTATTTTTTGGAACAGAAACAACAGTTGGAGATAAATCAACGCAAGACGATATGTTTATTAGATTCTCAGACCAAGAAAATATTGATGGGTCTACAGCTTATACAGTTACCGCAGAAAATACTGCAGGCACACAAAGACTTGCTGCAGGTTCTAAAATTATGGGAGCTATTAAAGGTAGAGATGCAATTTATGTATGGACCGACACTGCATTATTTTTAATGCAATTTGTAGGTGCACCTTTTACTTTCTCATTTCAACAAGTAGGGACTAATTGTGGATTAAGTGGTAAAAATGCTTGTGTAGAAGTTGATGGAGTTGCTTATTGGATGTCTGAAAATGGTTTCTTTACTTACGACGGACAGTTAAAATCTATGCCTTGTCTTGTAGAAGATTTTGTATTTGATGATATAAATTTTACATCTAGAGATTTAATTAACTGTGGACTAAATAATTTATTTACAGAAGTAAATTGGTTTTATTGCAGTAATGGGTCTAATCAAATAGACCGTGCGGTTACATTTAATTATTTAGAATCAAGTAATAAAAGACCTGTATGGACTGTAAATTCAATAACAACAGAAACTAATTCATCAGGTGCAAATGTAAAAATAGGTTTACCTAGAGCATCTTGGGTAGACTCAGCTGTATTTAATAAACCTCATGCAAATTATTATGATCCTGATAGCAATGTTTCTTATGATGTAGTTGGTAACACTGATGGTTGTACAATATATTATGAACATGAAACGGGTACTGATCAAATTGATTCAGGAGGAGTAGTTACTCCATTAAAAGGAACTATTACATCAGGTGAATTTGATATTACACAAAAAAGATCTTCGACAGGTCAATCAATTGGTATGCCAGACATTAGAGGTGATGGTGAGTTTATTGCAAAAATTAGCAGAATTATACCAGACTTTTTAGAACAAGTAGGAAATACAAGAGTATCACTAGTTACCACAGATTACCCGACTAACACTCCGGTAGTAAGACCTTTTGATATAACAACAACTCAAACAAAACAAGACGTCAGA